TGCTTCTTCGTAACTAAAATTAAGTATATTCTTATACATCCATTCTTTAGAAATTACTTTTAATTGGTCCATTTTTTGAATCAATTCCATTTTCATTGTCCAAAGATTAACTTTCTCTTGTTCGTATATTAATGATGGTAAAGTTAATTCTAATTCAAAGTTTGTTAATTCACTATCATCAATACCCTGTGAGTATAAGTGAGCAATTGCAATCTTTTCTAATCCATCAACTACAATTCTTTGTAATCTTTCAATTGTTTTTGCAAATCTCATATCCATTGCTGCTAATGTAGCTTTAGAGTTTCCATCTTCTAAATAACCCAAATGTTGTTTAGGTATCTTTAATGCTGCAAACATCTTATTCTTTAAGTAATCGATATCTTCCATTGGTGCGTACTCTAAACCATCTAAATTTGTGATTTCAGTACCACTATCATTACCTCTAACCGGTAAATAGAAATCTTCCATTAAGTTTTGAACGTTATACTTTAAGTTATACTCACCGGTATCCGCATTCACATATGGAGTTTTCTTTGATTTGTTTATAATTCTTTGAATGTATTGGTCTACTTCATTTGGAGCAATACCGCCTACATCAATTTTGAATATTCTTTTTTGTGGAGCTCTTACAATTCTATGAATAATCATTGCATCTTCCATCAATGATAATTGTTTCCATAATCTTCTAGCACCTTCTAAGATTGATTTTCCGTAAGGTAAGAAGTTTGTATCTGATAATAAACGGAAATGTGCAATTTCATAGTTTTCATATTCGGTTTTTTGTCCTGCTACGAATAATGATTTAGTTGCTAATGGAGTATGAACAAACTTTACAGCCTGCCAATTGTTTGGGTCAAATCCTTCTACTCTCGTAATTTCATATGCCGATAATGGTTGAACCCCTACTATACCTAAGTTTTCTGCAATCTCTAAATGTAAAAAGAAATCACCATACTTAACCATATTTCTAACCCAAGGCCATAAATTGAATTCTACATTTACAACATCATAAAATAGATTAGTTAAAATATCTTTGATATGGTCATTGTTAGTTTTAATTTCTACAATTCTACCATATTCATTTCTACTTGTTGATTCATCTGCGTAAATATCTAATGCAGATGTTATGATTGGATCCTGGTCCATTGAATCATAATCTCTGAATAACTCTTGTCTTATTTGTTGATAAGCCAAATAGTTTTCAAATGTATTGTTCATTGCGGATGAATGCAATCTCATATACCTATCTCTAAGATTGGTAGCTATTGCCTGTGTTTCATCGTAATCAATTACCTTTAACTTTCCACCTTGATTTCTTACGATAACCGCTGTTGAAAATAATTTCTTTAACCTGCCGTAAAATGAAGTATCTGCCATATTATTTTATATTACCATTTTCTACAAGACCAGTATCTTGCTTTTGTTCTAGGTCCTGGATTATCACAATTATGTCTAGCTCTAAACGATTTTCTCGCTTTCGGATTAGATTTTCTTATTCTCATTGTTTTTTCACCCTTAGCCGCTGCGGATGTTCCACCATGTCCAAAGTTTACTTTAACAACTTTACCAGCTGGATTCTTTACATACACTTTAAACTTCTTAACATCACCTGCAGTTGGTTTACCCAATTTAACGGTTCTACCTTGATATTCTGCTTCTTCTAATGTAGATTCATTATACATTTCTTTTTCTTTAACTTTAGTTTTAAGAAAAGCTATAAAATCTTCCATTTCTTCTATATCATCCTCATCTACATCATATTCATCAATATCATCATCATCGATATCTTCTTTTATCTTACTAAATGCTGTTGCAAATGGGTTAGAATATACTTTACCTAATTCTATTTTTTGACCATCGGCCATAGTGTGACTTGATTTACTTAAAGGTAAACCAAAAAATTCATATAAAAAACTTTTCTTCATTATATTTTCCTCTTTATACAATATATAAATATTATATTATTTAATAAGCCACCTTAAATCTTCAAAATCATCCTTACCTACGTTGATTCTATAAGGATCTTCTCTTAAATCTTTTTGTGTATAAACAGGACTATATTCTGTTTTAACAAATCCGTTTAATGCACTTTGTGCTAATGAACCTCTTTCGTTTCTTAATCTTAATGCTGTATCTCTAACCCATAACCCAATACCCAATGCCATTGTTAAGTCATCGTTATAACCCCTAGCTGCTTCTGCTCTGCCATTGTTCCATATAAAAGTAAATAACTCATCTATTTGTCTCTTAGAATGTATAATAACCGATTTATCTTTCATATATTGGTCAATCTTAGAAACAATCATAGGTCTTGTCTTAGATGAAATTGTAAAACCAGGAATCATTTGTTTTTGTTCTCTATAATATTTGTTAGTCCATTGTGTATTAACATCTACATATTGAACATCTTTATGACTCCAAAATAAATTCTTATAATCTCTATCTAATATTTGTTGTATTGTTGCCCATCCAATATTTGCGTTATCTACAATTAGTAATGCATCGTTGTAATCGGTTGCTATACTGATTAACATATTACCAAAATCAGTAGGTTCTACTTTACCTTTATACTCAGCAACTTGCTCCATCGATTCAATATCTATGATGTGAAATGCTGAATAATCGTTTCCATCACCTCTACTTACATCGGCAGTTACTACATATGAACGATTGTAATCTGGTTTTTTCCATAACCATATATTACTATCAAACCCAGTCTTTTCAATTGGGTCACATACGTTGTTTTCACTATACCATATTAAAAGGTCACCATCAATTACATTATCACCAGAAGAAATGAAATCACAATCACACTCTTGTGCTGCTTGTTTTTCACCCAATTGTTGCGTTTGTTCATCTCTCCAATCTTGTTCTCTATCAGGATGTACCGTCCAGTGAAGTTTAATAGGATTGAATAAATTTTCGCCATTTTCTGCACTAACCCACATTCTATGAAACCAATTACCTACACCATTAGGAGTAGATAAGGCAATACAATCACCTCCCGTTGCTAACGTCAATTGAGTACCAGTCCATATCTCATCAATATAATCAATAAAGGCTGCTTCATCAAATACTAAAAGCGATAAGGCTTCAGAACGACCAGAGTCAGGTTTTGAAGATACTGCTTTTACTTGTGAACCATTTTTTAATCTAAGGGAAAGTTTGTTATCTTCCGATTCAGCAACTCTTAACCATACAGGTAAAAGTTGGTTCATTGTTCTAACTTTTAATACTAAGTTCTTTGCTACATCTTGTTTGTTCGCAATAATAAGAACGTTGAAATCCTCATTGAATATCATTTTCCATAGTGCATAACCTGCTACTAATGTTGATATACCTAACTGACGAGATTTTAGAACAATATTATATCTATGGTCTTTAAAATCTGTTAGAGTATCTTCCTGAAATGGATATAATTCAAATGCTATTTTTCCTCTAATTGGATGCTGAATTTTACAATATTTTTTCATAAAGTATACCGGGTCACCGGCACACTTTTGATATTGTTCCTTAATTACATCCTTTAGGGATTTTTGTGGGGTATTCATTATTTTTTCAATCTAATCTTCCAATATACACCACCACCAATATAAGGGGCCAATGTTCCACTTGTACCATCAATTGTTCTATTTGCAACTCCTAATCCTAAATGAAACATCTTATCTGCTTTTGTATTAATTAAAACACCAAATCCTAAATGAGATACAACATCTGCTTTGTTAAATCCACCTTCAAAACCATAAAATAGTTTAGTCTTTGGTAATTCTTTTACAATTGTTGTTTCTTTAATAGTTCTTTGTTTAACACTTGCATTAAATGTTCTACCCAATATTTTGTTTTGAGTAATAGTATCAATTAAAGATACAATTCCTAAACTATCTGGTAATTGTAATGTATCTTTATAAATGTTCTTTGCGAAATAATCTTGTAATAAAGCTTGGGTATCTACGATTGTTGGAATGATTACTTCCTTAATTGTTTCATGGTAAATATCTTCTCCCTTTTTAGTTACTACCTTTGTCTTAACTACTTCAACTGTATCAATTTCATGTTTAATAAGTTCATACTTTTTACCATCTACTTTTACAATTTCACCTGTTGTTTTTTTGTTTCCACCACATTGTTGGAAAACTACTATTACAATTAATAATGCTATTGCAATATTCTTAATGTTTAAAAATTTCATTATATTTCTCCTTTATTATTTCCCAATCCTCATCTACTGCGGCTTGGAATGTTATTATTAATTCGTTTAGACCAGCTATATCTGAATCTAAATCTCT